ACTTCAATTTGACATGCAGCGTATTCACTAACTGCTAACACTAAAGCAGGTTTTGAACCCTTCGTAGTATCTCCAGTTAATATAATACCACCCGATGTGGTTTCTTCTTTTTCAGTCGCGGTCACTAAGACTTGACTGTGTAACATTTTAATAGCCATTTTTTCTCCTATATATTATTTCGAAAAACAAAATCAATTGCTCTTTCGGCTTCTTTAACCATATCCCGTTTACCATACCATCCACCAGTATCATTGTCCAAATCAGAACAAATCCAGGCAATTTCTTTTGCTGAGATGGGATAACCTCTCTGCATTGCATTACCTGCGGTGGAAACCATAATCTTGTACATTTGTAAATACCAACCTGAGCCAGTAATTTTCTTGTAATCTTCAATTTGTTTCTTGTTTACAAAAGGGCAGTCTTGATATCCTGTCCATGAAAAGTCAGTGTTATTGAGTTTTTCTTGTCGATGTTGTATAAGACTCCTTTTAATAGAGTCAGGTAACTTATCGAAAAACGATTCATTTGATACGACATATCTGTGTCGTTCCATAAGTTCGTTTGGGTCCATGATGATTCCGTCGTGTGTGAATATGAAGTTGTAAGACCCTTTATATTTACTTGGGACGTAGTACATTCTGGATAAATCTTTTGTTTGGGCATCTGCGATGTCTCCTATTTCTTTATTAAGTGCAAACCAAAAGTGCTTTATTTTATCCGCTATAACGGATTCTGTTAACGGAAATACCAACCTAAATTTAGGATGGCTTTTAGATGAACTTGCTGTAGAATAACATACATACTTATATTTAGAATACTTCTCGTGTATGTCTTCAATAGATCCTTCATAATCGTCAACATCTACAATACCAAAACCAGCCCACTCAATGACATTAGCATTTGCGCGAGTGGTTCCAGGTTGATAAATCGCAGGTGATATTAAAGGAGCATCAGTTTTTTTCTGATACTTATCGCTACCTGCTAGTTTGTATAATACTTTCTCAAAGCCATCAAACGAACTATAATCAACTCGTTTAATAGTTTTGTTGTCGTATATACTATCGAATATCGTTAAGGATACCATGATTACCTTCGTGAGATGGAGCTTTCCAACCTTCTGGTTTCATAAGATCTGGTAGTCCCAACGGATTTGGTCGGCCTTCTTTAACGCCAACGTTTTTAGTCATATTTGCTTTTAGAACTTCGTCCCAAGCTTTATAGGCATCAACGCCAAAAGCATCAAGTGTTCCAATTGCCACGACACATAGATCAATTAAACCATCTACGATTTCTTCCGCATCCATTACTTTATAAGCATTACGTGTTTCGTCAAGTTCTTCTTGCAAAAACTCGATTCTAAATCTTAGAAAAGATTTTAGCTTGTCTACATCTTTTTTGTTATCAAATACCCAATCAAGAGTTCCGAATTTATCTTGCATCTTTTCGATGTCTTCTACCCAGTTCTTGCTCATACAATAATTCCTTGTTTTGGTGGTGTAACAATTCCGCTTGTCATAGATCTAATCTGATCTACGATTTCATCAACTGGATCTACGATCATAACGACAAATTGCTTATCAATTACAAATTGCTCATCTTTAGCATAGGACATAAATGGAATAAATCCAATCTTGCCTGGCTCCGTAGCTACCATAGAAAATGCATCACTTATCGCAACCGAGTTTTCTGTTTCTTCGACATTACAAATGACTTCATCACCTGTTGTCAGTCTTACTATTTTCATCTTTTTCTCCTATATGTGGTATATTATAACACGACTTTAATGGTTTGTACACAGTTATTTTAAAAGAATTCATCGAGCGTCGCTATCTCTTTAGAATTCCATCCGACAGCCGATAAGATCGGGTCGATAACATCCAAGAATGTTTTATTAAATTGTGTATCGTAATCAATATAACGATGCAAGCCAAACTCTTCCGGAAGATAATCTAAGAAAGAGATTACGTTTTCCTTGATGTGATTTGGAGTGCGCAAGTATATAAACTTGATTTTCTCGCCATTTTGAATTTTGTTGTATTGCTTATCTAGTGACATATCTTTTAACATCTTGTTGTATAAGATACCTCCACGTGCATGGATTGGAGTTCCTTTGCGATAGATTGTTTGTTTATCTTTAAACTGTGTTAGATTTGTGATTCCACGTGGAAATGCAATTTGATCTGGTGACAATGTTTTAAAATACGTTCGGAATGATTCGATGTTGTTCTGTACATCACGTTCAGTTCCTCCGATAATTGTTTTAAACATTTCTTTAAGGGCTTCACGACAAGGTGCTGGTGTCGAAGATTTGATTGCTTCGATGCCCATGATCTTAAGTTTAGGTTCGGCGTAACGTACTCCTTCGTTATCAAGGACATTTAAGATGTATCGTTTTTTAGCAGTCCAAATACCACGGTCAGCAATAGCTTCACGTTTCATAACCATACGATTTTCGATACCACCCATGATATCAAACAAATCACCATACGATTTTTCAAGAACTTCTTCGAGCTTTTCTTTACAAACGGTATCTACAAACTCTAATGGATTTTTAGGGTTAACCGCTGATACGAGATCGTCTAGGCATACATACACGGAATCTGTGTCAATGGCAAGTACGTAGTCGCGGTTGGTTTTAAGCACTTTGTTGAGGTAAGTGTTGATTGCCTTTTCAGCCCATCGAATCGTAAGCTGTCCAGTAAGTGTAATTCCTTCTGCGATTCGTTGATCGAAGAATCTGAAATACTTGTTGCCGAGAGCACCATAAAGAGAATTAAGGAGAATTTTAATAGACATCTGTTGATTTTCTGCAATCGCGATATCCCTTTGGACTCGGTATAGTTCTTGTTTATCATTTTTATCAATCTTTTCTAGTTCGCGCTGTGAGTTAATCATTTGTCTTTTTATTACAACACGTTCGCTGTACATTTCGTCAATAATCTTTGGTAGAATGCCCTGCTTATCGGTTTTAAAGTATTGGCCAGAAGCTGCTGCGCATTCATTAGCTTCTAATCTTGGACGAGTTTCTCCGGAAAGAAGATTGTCAACATTGACATTAGCAACTTTACCAGGAATAATAGTTTCTGGAGACATATTGTTTTGCATAATAATAGATGGATACAGAGAGTTTAAATCAAAAGAAACTACCCATTCGTGCATTCCGACATGCGGATCTTTAACATAACCACCAGGATAAGGCGTTTTAAACTTTTCTTCAGCAAAGGGAATTATCACTTGATTAGCGTACAAATTACGAAATATGATTGCATCCCATATTGCAGTAGTACCCATAACATCGCTGTAGTTTACACCACCACGATATGCCATAGTTAGAGCAAGTGTAATCAATCCCATTTTATCTTCGAATCGATCTACTAGATCAACGTCTTTGATGTTATAGTCAATAAACTTTTGATGATCATGTTTGTAAAGAGTATGTAAATTGCCATGTTCTTCGTAACTTAGTTTTTTCTCACCGAGAACAACTGAAGCAATATGATCAAGTTTATAAGTTTCTTGTGGACCATAAGAGTAACCAAACTTTTTAAATAAATCCAGGTAATCCATTTGAGCAATACCCTGTATTTCATATGCCATTTGCTTACGTTGCATTGTCGTAATATCACGACGATCAATCAATCCCCATGGAGATAATCTACGGACAAACTCTTCTCCGTGAATTTTAATAATACGGTTTACGATATAAGGTATATCAAAGAACCGTGAGTTCCAACCAGTGATTACATCCGGACATTGCGACGGTAAAGACCAATGAGCAATAAAGTCAAGTAAAAGTTCTGATTCGGTTTTACAGTGTTTATAGACAACACGATTTTCTTGCATGATGCTATTTTCAACATCATAGTCTTTAAGACCCCACACATAAAATGTGTTGTCAATATTGTTTTTCATACAGATTGCAGTAATCTCGTGAGCTGCTTGTTCAGGCTCTGGGAATCCTGCATCGGATTGTACCTCGATATCGATCGTAGATACGTTAATTTGGTTTCTATCAAATGCTATTTCACCTGGAAATTCATCATTGATAAAAGCTGGGATGTGTTTGTTATTGCCGTAGATGTGTCTACCGACAACTTGTGAATTTACTTGTAACCATTCCTTTGCATCACGCATAGAATCAAAATTGATTGGAGAAACATTAGCTCCATCAAGTGATTTCCATTGGGAAGGTTTTGCCGTACTTACAAAATAAGTAGGTTGATATTTTATTTTTGTTTGTATCTTTTTACCGTTTTTATAACCGCGATAAAGCAATGAATTGCCATAACGCGAAACGTTAGTGTAAAATTTTGTGTTCATAGTATAACCATTTCAAATTTATATGTACATATTATAACATAATTTAAACACGTTGTACACTTATATGTACATATAAATGCGCAAATGCTACACTTTTATGTAGTAAGATTGGGAGAGATTACTCTCTCCCGCTCTAATTATGCGTTAAAACGAACTCGCTTGTACATAAATTATTAAAGGAGATATTAATAATATTCCAACTAATAAAAATGTAAATTCGAATCCAGTCCTAATGCCATCTTTGTGTTTACGTATGTAACCCATGATTGACTCCAGTAAATTGTTTATTACAATCCACTGGGTTCTCGCTGCTCACCGGAATCTATTCTTGAATAAATTCCTTCTTCTTTGATGCCCCAGCAGACCCGATTTCGATCTTCCTAGGACGCCTCTCTTCTGGAACTTCAACTCTGGCATTCACCACGAGTATTCCATTCACAAGATCAGCCCCGTCTATTACGACAAATTCAGAGAGTCGGAAGGACTTCTCGAATTTGCGGGTTGAGATACCTTTGTGTGCGTATTCACGATCATCATCATTTTGATGTTGTCCCTTTATTAATAGAATCCCATCCTTAACTTCTAGTGCAATATCTTCTTCTGAAAATCCTGCAACAGCAAGTTCGATGTTGAAGTTTTCTTCATCGATCTTTACGACGTTGTGTGGGGGATAATTGTCTTGAGATCTTCCAGCTGTGTGGATTCTTTCAAGTTCGTTTAATATTGGATCAAATCCAATGAAAAGTGAACGCGGTACGTTCATAGTACTTCTTACCATTTTAGTTTCCTCCTATATATAGCAAGGTTAATATGTGGACCCGACCAATTCGGCATCCACATTTATTTATACAACTTTTGTTGTTACTTTAAAGATTGTTTCCAAATCTTACTAATTCTGCCGCATTTCATAAATTTATGAAATTTATTCCATGCTTTTTGTAGTTTTTTCTCCATTGTTACTATTTCCTATATTATATTTAGGACATAGTTGCCATTGTGTTTTTTCCTTAAATGGAATTACTTTAATCTGTCTTAACGGTGCAATATCTTTCGCTTGTTCGGCTGTAACAAAAGTTACGAGTCCCCAATCTGCCAGCAATGTAGCAATAGTATTTCTACGCTGGATATCGTTCAACATTAAATTAGAAGGTTTCCCATCTAATAAGAATAACTCTTTAAAATGCACAATGAAGTATCTTCCTTGTTTGTGCAGTATATGACATGATTGATATAGCTTTTGATCTTTCCTAGACGCCACACCAATTCGCGTTAATGTTTCTCTAATTTTGAGAAAGTCATCTGGTTCGTTGAGAGTAATCTCCAACATAGAAGCTGGAGTCCACTGGACTTCAATATTATTATTTTCGTTTTCCACCTTTATACATCCTTATTTTCAATTCGTTAATTTGTTCGCCATTTAATAATGGCAATACAGATTTAGCTTTTTCATTACTATATCCATAATATTCTTTTATAAGTTCCAAGTTCTCTATGTTAATAGGCTTTGCCCATTTAGAGAATCTTTTCTTCTTCTTAATTATATTTATAAAAAAATCAAATTGAAGACGATGATCTATATGGTGATGCACATTCATTTCATTAGCGAAAAGAATTGTGTCAGGAAAATACGAAAGTCCCCTGTTAACCATAAATGACGTGTATGCTTTTTCGGCCACATCATCAACCATTATATCCTTTTTAGTTGTGTTGATTGCGTTTAGATAATCGAAGGGGCTCATTTGAATGAAACCCCTGCCATTACCTCAGTAAGACAAGCAACAGTATTAAGTTCGTGATCCGCAACAAATGAATTCTTATATTGATAATCAGCAAGTATAAGCACTAGTTGTGGTATACTTTGAGGATCAATATAGTCATTCATATTATCATAAATTTTACGATAAATTGCTGCAGGTTCAGAATCAATATTGTACTTACCCACTGACGCATACCTTTAAAGTTCTTCCCTTTCAAGTGGATCATAAGATCGTTGAGGGATACTTCCGATAAAGATACTAAAATGCCCGTATCAATAGTACCGCTACTACTGTAACGTTGAAGTTCGTTAAGAACCTTACGCCAATCGGGCATGTGTTTCATAATAAGTTCAGCTACAACCTTGCGATCGTAATCAATGTTTTCTTGGTTTAGAATAACCTCGCATCGATGTAAAAACTGCCCGCAAAGTGGAGCTGAATCTTTTTTAGAAACGTTAAACTCAATCGTAGTACAACGAGAATGCAATGGTTCAATGATTCGATTCTTGAAATTACATGTCAATATAAATCGACAGTTATTTGAGAACTCTTCAATGAAACCACGCAATGCGGGTTGTGTTGATTGAGCATTAAGATAATCTGCTTCGTCAAGAATAACTACTTTGTAGCCTCCTTGTAACGAAACGGTAGATGCAAACTGCTTAATTTTATTTCGAAGCGTGTCAATACCAGACTCTTCGGATCCATTGATCAAAAGAAAGTCTAAGTCAAGTTCGTTACACAAAGCTTTTGCGACTGTTGTTTTACCTAGGCCGGCTGTTCCGGTAAGAAGCATATTGTGTAGGTCACCTCCTCTAACAATATCTTCAAAAGTTTTCTTGATTGATTCTGGTAAAATGCAGTCTTTAATTTTTTGTGGACGATATTTTTCAACCCAAAGAAATTCTGACATTAAAGTACCTCCCAACCAAGAACTGTATTTACACGGAACGATCTCCATGCGTCTTTGTCTAGAGACCAAACAGCTAAGTGTTCGGTTTCAGAACTGACATTTTCGATAACAGCTTTTACACCATTAGCTTCGAGAACAGTTGGGTTGAGAGAACATGGCATGACTCGAACTTCTTCTGAGTCAATTTTTTGAAAGGTTACTGTAACAGTACCTCGTTTTAGTGCTTCGATTAAGCGTGTTAGTTCATTGCGATCCATAATATATCCTTCATAATAAAATTTAAAAAATACGGGGGAGCTACCCCCGAATTAAGCTAATACAATTTAAGCTTCTTCAGCTTCAACTGTTTCAGGCAAATCGTCACCGGCTGGGACCATGCCTTCTGGAGCTTCTTGGCCTTGAGCTTCAGACGCAGCATTTAGAAATGCTACAGTCTTGTTTCTCAAACCACCAACAGCTTCCATTTCTTGTCCTTCAAAACCACCCCTTTTAGAACAGATGTCGATAATCTGTACGAAAGTTGCGATGTCTTGTAGAGACAATTGTGGAGCTTGCTGCTCCTCTTGTGCACCTTGAGGTGCGTTTACTTCTTCAGTCATTTTTTTCTCCTTTGCAAAGTAGACTAATTATGAGAGACCCGAACCATTCGGCATCTTCTCGTATTATCCTCATAATATTATGAGAATTTTTTCTGTGCATAGTTATTTATACACCGAAACTTGATGATTTCTCTAAAGCGATAAAATAATCTAAAGGATTATCCGCATTTCTCCAATTGGAGATTAGCCTAGATGAAATCGACAATTTATAATCGCCTTGTAGCATTTTCAAATTAGAAATACTAAAGACGTAATTAAAAGTCTCATTAGTGCTAATACCTAAGTCGATATCAAAAGTATTTGCTGTAGCATCTTTCTCGTTAAATACAGATGCGACAACAGTATTACCATCACCAATAAAACTCAATTCTGAATGTCCGAGTACAGCTGCTGCTTTTTGAATTTTCAATAGATTTTCCATTGATAAATCCAACACAACCTCACACTCTGGCATATTGATATCCTTACTTGGTTGTGTAAGAATATCTATTTCAGAATAATAGTACTTAATCTTTTGTGATCCATCAGACATAGTAAGATATTTCTCACTAAATTCTAGGTCAGGTTCATCCATAAGATTGTACAACGACAAAAATTCATTAAGATCGTATACACCAAACTGTTGAGGAAAATCCTCTAGGATTGACGCATTGGCCATAATAGTTTTTGCTTCCGAAATAGTCTTAAGTTCCTTTCCAGGTTTAAAGACTAAATTGGCATTTATTCCCGAAAAGTTTTTCAGGATGTTAATAGTTTCACTCGATATTTTCATAATTTACCTTTTTTAATTTGTTACCTATATTATACCACATTTAATTGTGTTTGTACATAGTTATTTTTCATTTAATCGATCGTGCTCATAAAGCGCAAGCAATCCATAGTGTAAGACCTTCATAAGATCTTTTCTATGATCCGCTGGAGTTCCTTTCTTACCGTATCTAGCATTATACTTATCGACATTTCCTAAGAAAAATCCAAGTCCGTGTCCGCGGTCAATAATTACTTCAGATGATTGAAGTCCGCCTTGTCCGTAATGCTGCTGATATGTAGAATCGATATAAGAATGGAACTCTTCAATGAGAGTTCCTTCGTTAAATTTATAGTCTGGTTTAAGCTGTTTCGCCATTATAATCCTCGTCAGTAATTATTTCCATACCCGCGTCAACTTTGCTATATAGATCTAGGAATGCAGACTTTGTGTCATCATCAAACCTAGCGATACATAGATCAATAGCTTTAGCTCTATTCTTAAAGATAGAGAATGTTTGAGCGATATGACAAAGCCTTCTTGTTGAAATAACCTCATCAACTCCGTCGTCGTAGAAAGTCTTCCTAATAATATCTGCCCAAGTAATTAACTTTTCTACGAAGTCAGAATCTTCTGCTCCGAACTTAGCCATATGATTATTAAGGATTTTTGTTTCGATTGAAGGTGATGGAAACTTCTGATCAATCGCAACAGTAAACCTTTCTAAGAAAGCTTCGTCAATGATTGAAGCAGCAGTAAACCTACCATCTTCTGAACCTTTACCTTTTGTATTCGCAGTCGCTATAACATTGAAGCCAGGCGCAGGAGTAATCGTTTCACCTGTTTTCTTAACGAGAACAGGTTTACCTTCAAGTATACCTTGAAGACACATAATTTTATTTGTAGCTCTATCAATTTCGTCGAGCAATAAGATAGCGCCGTTTTCCATAGCTTTAAGTACCGGCCCTTTTGAAAAGACAGTCTCGCCATCAATAAGTCTAAATCCACCAAGTAAATCATCCTCGTCAGTTTCTGGGTTTATTTGAACCCTAATAAATTCTCTGTTTAGTTTTGAACAAGCTTGTTCTACCATAAAAGTCTTACCGTTTCCAGATAAACCTGAAACGTAAACTGGATAGAACATTTCCGACTTGATCATTTTTACAAGATCGTGGAAAGCGCCCCACGGAACAAACGTTGGATCTGCTTTCGCAAACGTTTTTTCATCATTAACAATTGACTGCATTTTTGCAGCTGGTGCGCTTATATCCACAACTTTGTTATTTACCTCTACGGTTTGCAATAAAGCACTTAGATCGTAAGTACCAATCTTGACTCTGTTTTCTGCAGTAAGCATTGGATAGAAGTCTTTTCCAGTGTAACCCATGGACTTTGCCGTGGTTTCGATTACGTTCTTCCTGAACGCAGTCTGATCTGGATAATTCTTAGCCAGTTCTTTTAAAATATTTTGTGTTGAGATTTTCATATCTTTCATAATGTAGTTCCTTATCAATTGTTTATGTGTATATTATACCACGATTCTAGAGGCTTGTACACCTTTTTTTGAAAAAAAGTATACAAATTTTAGCAGTTTATGCGACCGCTTTACCGAATGTGGTCATGAGAACTTTGTTCTGCTTCTTACTCTTAGAGTATTTTTTGAACGCAGTTGCCATCTGACCCCTAGTGTGATCGTGCGTCACTTCGAAACCGTCATCTGCGGTTTCAAGGTTGTTACCACCTTTAATTAAGTAAAATTCGTTGTATCCGAGAGCATTAGTCCTAACAACACATTTGTTTTTTCTGTACTCTTTTTGAGCTTCTTTTCTTTCGTCTTCAGCCCAAGTAACACCGGCAATATCATCAACTTTATTATTAAAGTCTCTATTGTTATCTGCCATAAAGAATCCAATACAGTTCGTTGCTAGTCTTTTGTTTATATTTTCCAATATTGCAGGAGTAACTCCGGTTCTACCTTCCGACTTTACTAGTTTACCGTCAATCATCATATTGACACCTTTCCACATTCCGTTAGTATAAACTTTGTTATCTTCAAGAGATTGGTCTTGGTAAGCTTGCATTCTGTTCGCTTCTCCATCAGAGAAAACGACTAGATTCATTTTTTCGATTGCGTGTTTAACTTTAAATTCTTTGATTAGATGATGTGACATGATTAAAGCCTGATTTAACGGAGTTGAACCAAACTCTTCTGATCTTCCAATTATCTGTCTTGACACATAACCGCCAGCAGTCGCTCTAACGTGAAGAGCTTTAAGCGAAGCTTCAAAATCTGACTTTTTAAGACTTGAAGAAGTCAAAAGCGGCATACTTATTTGATCTAAATCCATATCGCCATCAATCAATAAACCCTGAGTTCTAAGATCGTAATAATCAATATTTCTGTTTTGAGTTGTAAACGCATACACATCAAAAGGAATATTAACTTGCTTGCAAAACAACACTAAGTGAATTAACTGATCTAAGACGTTAGGTAGTGACTCATACATAGATCCAGAATAGTCAATTAACATTATCATTCCATGGCTTTTAGCATCATGAAGTCTAGTTGTTTGCTTGAATATATCCTCATTAGTCTTGTATGAAAACAGTTTATTTACGTCGATAACTCCAGTTTTTGCGGTTGTCGCTTTAGCCCACTGAGTAGCAGCTTTTCTCATTTCAAATTCTTTAACTGCGACAGCAACGCTTCTTTTTGTTGTTTTAATATATGAAGGATATTCCAGAGCCGCTTGAGCAATATCTTCTGTGATATACTCACCGGCGTTTTCTGCGGATTCCGCTCTTTCTTCTTGAAGATCTTTAAAGTCAATGACTATCTTTTTTCTAATATCTTTATGAATATCAGAAACAACAAGCGTTTGATTACCATCTTCATCAGTATCAAGTAGTGACTTTTCTGCGTTTCTAAAAGCTTCGTCTGTTACTGAGATACCAACGTTTCCGTCCGCGCCGTTACCAAGAGAAACAGAACCTTCGTCAGATTGTTCTTTATCTTCTTCATCTTCTTCTGAATCGTCTCCGGAAGAATTAGGAGCATTTTGTTCTTGTTGATCTTCAGGTTGATCATCTCCACCTTGTTGTGAAGGATCGCTTTGATCTTCAGTTTCCTCAGTTTCGTCAAATTTGTTTTCGTCAGGAGTTTCACTCTCTTCTTCATCGTCCTCTTGAGTTTTATCGTAAGCTACAATGTCTTTAACCAACTCTAAGACTTCTTGAAAGTCTTCAGTTGCCATAGCTCTATTCATAAATACTTGTTCTTCGTCAGTAAAATCTAGATTAACGTGAGCGCCAACTTTAGCTTGAAGATTAATCTTATCGATAATTCTTAGTTCTGAAAGATCTATATCTTCTGTTCCAAAAAAGTTGTCTTCAAATAAGTTAGCGTATGCTCTAGAAAATGGACCGACTAAACCAGGATATCTAGTTTTTACTTTCCTTTCGATTCTAGCATCTTCTATTACATTAATGTAGGACCTAGGACAACCCTGAAGTTTTTCAGGACTGTCGTGCCATCCTTCATATGGAGTTTCTAATGCATGGCCAACTTCATGACCTACAAACAAGTCATATACGTCTTTGCCCATGTCCTTCCACAGAGGAAGACCGAGAACACGGTTTTTGATATCAAACCATGGGGTCTGATAATTGCCATGACGAATAGAGATATTCTCTTTCGCGAGTAGTTTTGGTAGACTTGAATTGTGATACATATTAACTCCTTATCTTTAATATGGTACCATTATACTAAGTTTTAAGGCGTTTGTACACCTTTTTTTGAAAAATAGTATATAGTTTTTATACGTATTTGTTATAAGCTTATAACTTTTCGGAATAAGGACTCGAAGTTACTTGATCTTAGAAAAGTTACGTTCTTTAATAAATTCTATCTTAGATCTAAACTTATTCTCTAGGATATCACCTTTATGCGATATGATGAACACATTTGTACCATCTTCTAGAGTGTTTAGAATTTTAGTAAGATTGTCAATACCATCATGATCAAGAGAAGAATCAAAGGTTTCGTCAAGTACAAGTAGATTGGTAGATGCTGAATTTTTCATCTTAGCAATCTGTCTCCATGTAAATAGTAATGACAAATCGATTCTCTGTTTTTCACCTTCTGAAAACGATGCATAGTTAAATGCGTCGCGATGACGAGATCGTATTGTTTCAGTAAAGTTTTCATCTAAATGGAATGCGACAAAGAAATCTAAGACTTGTAAGTACTGATTAATAAGCCTATTCATAACAGGCAAATATTGTTTAATAACCTTCGTTTTTATGCCCGTATCTTTCAACATCTCGCCTATAACTTCATTGTACGTGCGCTCTTCTACATATTCTAGTTTTTTCTCGGTTATTGAGTCTTTATTATCACGCAAAGCGTTTAGTTCGTCTTTAGCGGTTTTAATATCTCCAGATGACTGCAACAAAGTACTAATTTCTTTCTGAATCTTTTCGATCTCTCTTTGCATGATATTGATCTTATCATTATTAGAGTTGATCTGTCTTTGCTTGGCTAAAAGCTCTTTCATATTATTTTGGCATTCTAGCAATTGAGAAGCACATTTGTCGTTATCTAGTGATAACTCCTTCATACCTTCTTGTATGTTTGCGGCTGTCGCTTTAATGTGACTTAAACGATTGTCTTTAATCTTTGCGTCTATATCTTGATCGCATGTTGGACATATTTCGTTTTCTTCAAAAAACTTAGCTTGACTTACTAAATCTTTTATTTTAGATTTAAACACTTTATCTTCTGACTTAATATCAGATACCTTTCTGGATAGTTCGTCGTGTTTACTATTTTCAATTTCGGTTAAAGCGTCTAGGTTTTTACCTAACTCTGATGATTGATTAACTAACGCCTTTACGTCATCTTCGTATGCTTCAATAGAGTTTTCTTTAGATGCAATCATGTCTTTATTGATTGCTTGTAGATCTTTAATATATTTAGATTGAGTATCCATCTTGGCTTTATATAAATCTAAAGAATGATTGATCTCAGTAAGTTCTTCTTTTATCTTAGAATTGCGTTCTTTAAGTAGTGTGTTCATTTTACTAAAGATGTTAATGTCCAACAAGTCTTCAATAACAGACCTACGTGTCCATGCCGGTAGCTGCATAAATGGAATAAAAGAACTGCTTCCTAATACAACAACCTGATGGAATGATTTGTGATTTAACTTAAGAATGTTCTGCTCTAAGAATTTTTGATAGTCTCTTGCGTTTGACGACTGATTGATCATATTATTGTTCTGCCAGATTTCAAACTTGTTAGGTTTAATACCACGAACAATCTTAAACTCCGAATTACCAATATTAAACTCTACTTCAACAACAGTACCTTTCTTATTAATACTGTTAATCATTTGATCTTTCTTAATATCTCTGTGTGGCTTGCCAAATAATCCAAACGATAGCGCGTCTAACATAGTTGATTTACCTGCGCCATTAGATCCGACGACTAACGTTGATGGAGTTCTATCAAGTTGTACTTTAATTGTATCATTACCAGTTGAAAGAAAGTTCTTCCAACTTACACTTTTAAAATGTATCATACTACCTCAAGGTTTTGTGCTTCAGTATAAAGCTTTCTCAATTCAATTTTCAAATGATCCTTATCCAATTCAGTATCGACTGCTTCTACGTAAGAATCTAGCAATTCAGTT